GTGTCTCCTCGTGAGACAATGGATATATAATCCATTGCTTAAAATATTATGCTTTTTTTAATGTTTTTTTTGGGTACACCAAGGCCAACAATCTTTTGTGCCACTTACCGCCACTTAGATTTTTTTTCTCATCTTTTGTCAACACTTTTAAAGTGTATATTAATGTAGCTTAAATGGAAGAAACGCACTGGCATAACATAACTGATAGTGATACTGATAGGTTGTTAAGTGCGATTGAACACCAGGATAAAGTCTTACAAAAACTCTTAGTGTTTCGATCTGGACTAATACCAAAGGATTTACGCTGGTTACAACTCAAGGCGCATCAGTTTTACGATTTACTAAGCAAACGTGAGTTACAAGTGTTCAAACTACGTGTACGCAGTCACACGTTTCCAGAGATAGCCGCAGTCGTAGGCGTAACCGAATCAAGTTGCAAAGAATATTGGCGCAGAACTATAAAAAAGATAAACGCTGTCATCGATCCACCTAGTAATGATGGGTAGACCACCAAAAAAGATAGATCCTGAACAAGTAAAGATGCTTGCATCTTTTGGCTGTAGCTACGTTGAGATCGGCAAGTATTTCGAGGTAGACGAATCCACCATACGCAGACGCTTTAAAGCTAAAGTAGAAGCTGGGAAGGAAGAGATGAAGTTCGGACTCAGACGCGCAATGTGGACTAGTGCTATGGAAAACAATTCTATCGCAATGCAAATATTTATGGCTAAGAACTATTTAAATATGAGTGATAAGACTAGTGTAGACATGACTGGCAACTTAGAGACGGTGTTAAAAGAATGTGGATTTGAGGAAAACCCAGTTGATCAAACAAATTCTGAACAAGCAGAAGCTTTGGAAGGCTTTGGGATACCAGCCGACACCACAGCAACTGGCATATCATAACAGTAAAGCAAGATTTAGAGTAGTATTAATGGGCAGACGCTCAGGTAAGTCCTGGAGCGCAGCGCATGAGATATTACCGTGGTTATTGACACCAAACACACGCGGTTGGATTGTCGGACCTAACTACAGTTTAGCCAATAAGATTGCACGCGAAGTCAAACGCGTAGTGATGACTCAACTCAAGTTACCGATTCTATCTAAGAAAGAAATCTCTGGAGATCTCTATTACATGAAACTCGCTGGACTCAATAGTGAACTGAGTGTGAAATCAGCGGAGAACGCAGATTCACTCATAGGAGATGGCGTAGATTACCTTTGCATTGATGAAGCAGCACTTATCCCACGTAGTACATTTGAAATGTATTTAAGACCTACACTTGCAGATCGGCAAGGTTGGTGCTTATTTACAAGTACACCTAGAGGTTTTAATTATTTACACAAGCTCTACGAATACGGTCAAAGTGATGAACACCCAGACTGGGAATCCTGGACGTTTCCATCAACACTAAGTCCATATTTTAAAGATGACATAGAAGAATTAAAACGCACACTTACTAAAGAAACTTTTCTCCAGGAAATCATGTGCAGTTTTCAAAGCTACTCAGGAAAGGTGTTTCCTATGGACAGAAACATTCACGTAAGTGACACTGTACAATACAATCCAAAGCTACCAGTATATGTTGGCTTAGATTTTGGTTATCGACACAGCGCAGCAGTCATAGTTCAATTACACAACCGAACAAACAACTTCGCAGACGTACATCAAATCGATGAAATCTCACTAAAGAACATTAAGACAGACGATTTTGCAAAAGCGCTCAAGAAACTACCATACGAGTACACTGGTATATGGGGAGATCCAGCTGGAAGTGGTACAAATTTACAGTCAGGAATTAGTGATATAGCTGTATTTAAAAAACACGGTCTACGCGTTAATATAAGACGCGATGCCATCACACGAAACGTAGTATCTGGTGTTTCACACGTGAGACGCTGGTTTGAAGATGCGAATGGAGATCCACACATATTTATAAATCCAAAGTGCAAAGATAGTATCCAAGCGTATGAGAATTATCACTATCCAGAACACAAGGAAAACAGCGCACTGCGTCACGAGCCATTAAAAGATGGCAAGTTTGACCACCACTGCGACAGTCTAAGATTTTTATTAACCAACCTATTTCCGATGCGCAGTAGAACGGCTGGTGTCATCGATTACTTGTAATTATAGTATGCTTACTATTCCAGATTTAAGTCAGGGCGCAATTCACGAAGCCTTAAAGAATCAATTGCGTTACATTGAGGATGAGCGTGTTAAAGAACGAGATTATTTAATGGATTGGTACGAAGGTGTCAATATCCATCAATATGTCTCGCAATACTTTGGTGCAGAAACACTTCGTCAGACTGTAACGCCGCAAAACAACCTTACTAGGCGTGTGTGTAGTATTCGCTCCATGACATATAAACGTCCACCGCGTATGCGTGTAAATGAGACATATATGAAGTACATTGATAAGTACAGTCTTAACGCACAACGCAGAATGCTAGAGCGTTTAACATTCTTATTAGGTAATATGGCATTTCGTAGTATCTGGAACGAAGAGACTCAGAAAATAGAGTATGAAATACTTTCTCACTTTGAGCCATTGTTTTTAGCTGGTAACTCTAGAGATAAACCAGTTGGTGTATGCTATCCAATTGAGTACCAGGGTAACTCAAGAATGGACACACCACTTCACGCAGTGTGGACAAAAGAATCACACTATTTATTAGATGGTCATGGTGAAAAAATTTCAGTAAACGATGGAGACATTAATCCATACGGCATATTGCCAGTAACCTTCTCACATCGTTATCCACCTATAAGAGATTATGAGGTTGGAAACGCAATTGATGTCGCACAAACAGATTTAGCGGTAAACGTCGCACTTTTGGAACTCGAAATTGCAATACGTTACGGTGCAATGGGAATCAAATTTGTTAGCGGAGTTGATGATGCATCACGTATTTCTATTGGTACAGATAAAATATTATACTTACCTGAAGGTGCAAACTTTGGCGTAACCAACGCTGGTGGCTCACTAACAGAGATTATAGATGCCACAAGATTCTTAGTGGAAACCACATTAAATAACAACCATATACGCGCTAAGTACGCTAGAGATGATTCTGGAAACGCTCCAAGTGCCGCATCACTGAGTATTATTGTGATTGAGAATATGGATGAGCGTTCTGCTATGACTGAAGATGCCTGGAGACCGTGGGAACATCGCAGATACGAGGTAGATAAAGCGATTATACAAACTGAAGCCAATATTAATGTAGGCGATGATTATAGTATTGATTTCTTAGAGCCTAATTATGCATTAACACCAGAATCTGAGATCATGCTTTGGGATTGGCGCTTTAAAAATGGTTTAGCATCAAAAGAGCAGTGGTTTGAGTATCAAAATCCAGATGCAAGTCCTGAAGATTTAAAAAAGTTTCAAGCATTACAAGTCTCACAAGAACAAGAGCAAGCACCGCAAAATAGATTATTAAACATACTACAGAATGACAATAGACCAAGTAATTGAAGAATATGAGTCATCCATAGATTATGCAATAGACCAATTTATAAATGACACAAAAGAATTAGAAGATGAAGGATTATCGGTAAGTGAGATATTACTTATTATTGCTGCGGTGGACTTTACGTCCTACTTTATTGAAGAGTTACGCTTCTCTACCGCACTCAACGCCAGCATGGTTGCTACGGAAGATATTTTGGCTTCTCTGCGCTTTTTTGGGAGTACCACAGAGCAACAACTTTTGGCGCTCCAAAACATTCAAAAATTCAACATTGAAGGTTTAACTAGACAAGTGACGAGTTCAATGCAAAGTTCTATGGCGCAAGGTATTGCCACAAAAATGGACAAGGATAATCTCGCTACCTTAATGCGTGCTAATATTAAAACGCAAATTCCTCGTGTAGAAAATGTGATTGGCACGCAGTTGTCCAATTTTCAAAGATCAGTGGTTCTACAGATGGCGGTTGATTTACCACAGAATACATTATGGGAATATATTGGCCCAGATGATGATAAGAATCGCCCAGTGTGTAAACAATTCTTAAGCACAGATCCACTCACTGAATCTGAGATTCGCGCAGTAAAGCCAGACGCATTAGAAACGGCTGGTGGCGTAAATTGCAGACACTTCTTTTATCCACTCGATGTTTAAGCTTAGTCAAATGTTAAAGTTTACTACTGAAGATACTAAGAGGTTAGCAGATAACACGGTAAAACGTCATCGCTTACAAATTAGAAGTGGCTTTGGTAGTGATAATAAACAATTTAAACCTTATAAACCTAACTATGCCAAACGTAAACGTGCTGGCAAGTTTCCAAAGCAAACTACACGATCTATTGATCCAGT